GAAAGGAGTTGCTCAATCGTGAAAAAGATTGCAACTAAGTTACCGGAATACTTTGAACTTCCGAACCCAGGCTTACGGGCTTTCTTACATCGTAACAAAGTCGGACAGCCTGAAAATTATGAAACACCCCTATTCAAAGGGAAAACTCTTAAGCAGGTACTAGACGGCTTCACAGTTAGAGATGAAGTTGAGGGACTGCTGGAGTTTGAAATTGGAATGAAGGCTAAGGTTGGACCTATGTCAATCATGAAGCCATTCGACGAAGTTGAGGATAAGGTAGTCGAATATTACCAGAATATCAATTTACCACAAGAACCGATAATTCCTCAGGCTATAGATGCTGTGGTCGAAGAGTGGCGACCAATATCGGGGATCAGGGCAATGTCACGAGAAAACACCATTGCTGACATGCGCTTAAATACCAACAGTGGTGCGCCCTATTTTACAAAACGTAAATTGGTAACCAACCGAAGTACTGACGGCTATTCTCCTGTCGCAGTTAAGGGATGGCGTGGCCAAGAAGGTGGCCCATCAGAGGATGATGTAAAACAACGAGTTGTATGGATGTTCCCATTTGAAGTGAACGTTCGGGAATTATCAGTATACAAGCCCATTATTAGTGGTCTCCAGAAGCACAATTTAGTGCCTGCACTAGTGTCTTTGGATGCAGTAGATGCCCAAGTTACTGAATTATTCGATAGTAAACCAAAGAATGACGTAGTTATCGCAACGGACTTCAGCGGTTATGACCAAACTTTCGGAGAGGTAGCTCAGAATGCAACCAGAGAAATATGGGAAAGATTAGGTGTCCCACCGAAGTGGTTGGAAGAAGTGTATCCAATCAAGTTCAATATACCTCTAGTATGTACTGAAGAAGTTACATATACCGGAAAACATGGTATGGCGTCCGGATCCGGTGGTACGAACACTGATGAATGCGCAGAACATAGGGCGCTGCAACATCAGGCAGCAATAAAAGCTGGCCAAAAATTGAATCCGAAGTCAATGGCGTATGGCGATGACGGATTAATCCACTATCCTGGCATTAAAGTGGAGGATGTAATTAGTGCGTATAGTAGTGCTGGTCACATTATGAACAAAGACAAACAGTACGTATCTAAAACAAAAACGACGTTCCTCAGGAGATTTTATAATAGCTCATACCGACCTGATGGGATCATGCGTGGAATATACTCGGCTTACCGCGCGTTAGGTAGGCTGCGTATGCAGGAAAAGTATTATGACCCAAGCAAATGGACTCATAAAATGTTAATCATGAGAAGTCTACATATCTTGGAGAATACTAAGTGGCACCCACAGTTCGAAGAACTCGTGGATTATGTTATAACGGGGCGATAGATATAGACTGGGTTTATCTATTCCAGGCTTCTTTGAAAGTAAGAACTTAGCCGCTCTCGAAAAAGAAGCAAGACAGAAGTTTGGTG